AGGCTCTGTCGGGCTGGGGGACACCGTCAGCTCGGGACTGGAAGGACACGGCTGGAATGGCGACGGCCTCCACCAATCCGGACGGGACGACACGCAATCGGCTCGACCAACTCCCGCGACAGACAACACTGACGGGATGGCCGACACCTACGAAAACCAATCATGGCATGGGGGAGTCTCCGGAGGCGACAGCAGCACGGGGAGCCAATCCGGGGGTGGACGCAGCTTGGGCGGCGCAACTGACGGGATGGCCGACACCGGACGGCCCTGCCCGACTAACGGCTTTTGGCGAGATGCTGACTGGCTCTTCTGCCGAGATGGAAAGTGGCGGCCAACTCAACCCAGCGCATTCGAGATGGTTGATGGGTCTGCCCCAGATCTGGGACGAAGCGGCGATAGCGGCGCACAAACAACTCGCCAAGAGGAAGAAGAAGAAATCCTCCGTGCGTTCGGGCTAGATCCCGCCATCTACCGGATCGAAAGGCCATTCCCGCTCCACACAGCTGCCCCAGCAAGAGTGGGACGTCTGCGGGGCTATGGAAACGGGGTTGTTGAGCCTCTGATCAGGCTGTTTATTGACGCAACAATGGAAAGCGAGACCACATAAAATGGGCAAAAGATCCGATTTTGACCGCAATCCACGCGACTTCTACCCAACCCCTTGGGAAGCGGTTGTGCCTTTGTTTCCGCACCTGCCGCTTGAGCTGAAGTTCTGGGAGCCTTGTGCAGGAGATAAAGCACTGGTCGATCACATAGACTCGGTGTTTTTTGGGTCATGCGGGATGGCATCAGACATAGATCCGCAACACCCGGAAGTCACATGCTGTGATGCGCTTGCTATAGACGGGATCTATGCTCCGGGTATGACCCACATCATCACAAACCCACCGTGGAACCGCAAAATACTGCATCCGATGATCGAAAAGTTCTCTGCCTTACGGCCAACATGGCTGCTGTTCGACGCTGACTGGATGCACACAAAGCAGTCAGTCCCGTATCAGGTCTACCTTCGCAAGGTCGTCAGTGTGGGTCGGGTCAAGTGGATACCGGACAGCAAGATGACAGGGAAAGACAACGCAGCCTGGTACTTGTTCGACCGAAATGACCCCGGTCCTACGGAGTTTGTGGGGCCGCAGGTATGATCTTTCCCAAATTGGCATCTGCGTGTAGTATCCGCCCATGACCATCGATATTCGGCGCACAGAAATCGAGCTTGATGCAGAACTGTGCCGCAGATCACTGCGGCACTTCACAAAAGAGGCATGGGACATTCTTGAGCCGGGACGCCCATTGGTCTGGGGCTGGCCGCTGGATGCCCTCACAGAACACCTTGAGGCGACCCACAGAGGCGACATCAAACGCCTGCTGGTCACAATCCCACCAGGTTCGATGAAATCGCTCTCCACCCGTGTGTTTGCGCCCGTCTGGCGATGGCTGTGGCAGCCCCGCTCACGCTTCATCGGCGCATCGTATTCGCACTCTCTTGCCCTGCGAGACAACCGCCGAGCCAAGATGCTGCTCGAAAGCGACTGGTTTCGAGACAGGTTTCCGAATGTTCAGTTAGACCAGAACCGAGCCGCCAATGAGGATTTTGGCAACAATAAAACCGGATGGATGAAGGCTACGTCTGTCGGCGGTGTCGGCACCGGGGAACGGGGTGACCAGTTCATCATCGATGACCCTCACAACGTCTCCGAGGGTGAATCCGAGGTCAAGCGGCGCACGGCGCTGAACTGGTTCCATGAAACTGTCCCGTCGCGACTGAACGATCTGGAGAAGGACTCCATCGTCATCATCATGCAGCGCATCCATCAGGAAGATGTCGCGCAGGCCGCGATCGAGCTTGGGTATGACCATCTTCTGATCCCGATGCACTATGATCCGGATCGAAAGTATTATCTGTCCACAGGATGGCGTGATCCGCGCACGGTCGAAGGGCAACTGATGTGGGAGGCACGGTTCTCCAGTGACGCTGTAGCGAGGCTGGAGGAGGCTCTTGGGCCCTATGCCGCGGCAGCACAACTGGAGCAGTCTCCTGTGCCGCGTGAGGGCGGTCTTCTGGACGTAGACGAAGTGACCCTGATCGAGAAACTCCCGCAAAAGTTAGATCTTGTCTGGGCCCGAGGCTGGGACTTGGCTGGCACACAGGGAAAAGGGGCGTTTACGGTTGGGGTTCTGATGGCGTATGATGTCGACACCCGTAATGTGTACATTGTCGATGTGCGCAGAAAAAGACTGAACCCTAATGGTGTGCGGCAGTTGATGCGCACCACCGCAGAACAGGATGCCGAGATGTTTGACGACGCTACCCGTGTTCGCATCATCTATCCGAAAGATCCGGGGCAGGCAGGTAAGGCACAGGCGATCGACATCGGGGATGACCTCACAGGATATGTCACACGGGCAGAAGCGCAGTCAGGCGACAAGGAAACCCGAGCAGAGCCGTTTGCGGCGCACATAGGCGGTGGCAAGGTATTCTGTCTGAACCGTGCATGGACAAAGGCTTATCTGGAGGAACTTCGGTTCTTCCCGAAGGGTAAATACAAGGACCAGGTGGACGCCACGGCTTCCGCATATAATGAATTGCTTCGGATAACGCGCAAAAAGAAGTCTACCCTGCTTATGGTAGATTCTGAGCGCCAGAGGAATCCGGCCAACGTACAGTGGAGATGATCTGATGGTCAAAGGCGCAACTAAAGAGATCGGTGTAGCCAGTGACTATGGCCGCAATTCGGAACTTCGGGCAGAAGAGTTTATTCCTATCCTGCGGGGCCGCCGGGGGATCAAGAAATTCCGTGAAATGCGTGAAAATGATGCTGTCGTTGGCGCAATTCTGTTCGCTATTGAGCAGATGCTGCGGCCGGTCCACTGGGATTGGGAGCCATTTGACTCCTCTCCGGAAGCAAAACGTGCCGCAGATATTGTCACTGAGAGCTTCGAAAACCTGCAAGTGCCGTTTTCGGACTTCATGTCTGATGTTCTCAGCTTCTTCACATATGGTTTTTCACTGTTCGAAGTGGTTTATACCCGCAAAAACTCAGACGGAAATATCCTTGTCCACAAAATGGCACCCCGAGCTCAGTGGACGATCGAGCGGTTGGCTGTGGATGATAATGGTGAGTATGCCGGAGCCTATCAAAGCGCGCTGCAACGCAACACCTTCCTGCCAAAGAACAAGACACTTCTGTTCCGCACGACATCGGTGAACCGCGATCCAGCTGGTCGCAGTGCGCTGCGCAACGCCTACATCAGCTATTATCGTCTGAACCATATTCAGGAAGTTGAAGCGGTCGCCATCGAGCGGGAACTGAACGGCCTGCCAATCGTGCGGATTCCATCCGAATATCTTTCTGCGACGGCAACAGACGCGCAAAAAGCGGTCAAGGACGCCTTGGCGCAAATCGCCAGAGACGTGAAAAAGAATGAGCAAGGGTATGTGATGTTGCCCTCAGACCTCATCGCGGATGAAGAAGGGCGACTGTCGGAGATCCCGATGGTCGATCTGAAGCTGCTATCGTCAAATGGGACGAGGGACATTGACACAAACAAAGTCATCATTCGGTATCAGCAAGACATCGCCCGATCGGTGATGGCAGATTTCATCATGCTCGGAACCAACGATCGCGGCTCTTTTGCCATGTCGAAATCGAAATCGGATCTCTTCCTGAAAGCACTTACCGGATACATGAGCAACGTGGGAGAGACCCTGCGGCGGCAACTGTTCCCGAACCTGCTGATGCTGAACGGTATTGATCCGAAACTGGCACCCATAGGTCGCCACGGGAACATCGCGCCTGTCGATCTGGAAGAACTCGGTCAGTACCTGCAGCGGATTGGTCTTGCTGGTGCGCCAATGTTCCCAGACACTGAACTTGAGAATGAGCTTCGCAGATCTGCGGACCTTCCAATGCGGCAAGGTGATGCGCCTGCCCCGGCGGCGCCTGTCGCACCTGTAGAAGATCCGATTGAAGATGATGACGATGACGACGACGATACGGAATAAACCAACGGAGGGATGAACATGATTGAATTAGGACTTTCGAAGCCAAAAGTGGTGATGTATGCAATTGTACGGGACAAAAATGGGCGGCCAAAAGTGGATGACCCATCGACGCTGCACCCCGAACAAATCAAGATGCTCACACCGCAAGAGTGTGCAGACCTTGGCATAGAGCCCATTCCGACAGGAGATACGCTATGAGCGCGCTGGATATTCTTGATGGGATACAAACCCGCCTGGATGCAAGTTCGTCAGATCCCAAATGGTTGAACGACAGTCTTGCCGAACTCAAAGCCGCGCTGCTTGCGGGGGATACCACAGCCGCTCCTGTACCCGTTGACCCTGCCGGGATTGCAGCAATCGAGCAGTTCGGCAATCAGGTTATGGATGCCGCAGTGATGTATCGTGACAGCCGTGAGCGGGTCATCAATATTGCGCCCAAAATGGCGCGAGATCCGCAGTCTATCCTGTTCATGATCTATGTTCGTGAGCTGGATAATGGTGAGCTTCCAGAGGTTGCGTTTAACCGAGCCAAAGTTGCAGCGGAATATTATCTGCAGCGGTTCCCCACAACGACACTCACCGTCGCAACATCAACGGTCGCGCCTGATGTCCCAGTGGGATGACGAGATCGCAGCGATGAGCAAGTTGCAAGATGCCCTGCGCGAAGATGGTGCCAAACTGGCACCAACACCTTTGTTTTTGCTGCACTGTTTGATGATGAATCTCGGGCGTATCATGCCATATCCCGTGCTCATTCAGAAAATGCATGATCATACGGCGGGTAATGTGTACAATGACTCCATCAGGTGTTCCGCAAAGCATGTACGCAAGGCTTTGCGGACGGCTGGATGGCCATTCGAGCTGGAATGTGACTATGGCCTTGGTTACCGTTTGACTGCGAAATCACCGCATATGACTGAGATCTTCCGAAAGGGGTATCAAAATGCAGCGATGATCCAGTAGACTAGAAGCACGTTTTTGTGTTGTATGCAGCACATAAGTCAAAATCACGCCAAGCCCCGCAGAGCGGGAAACTCTAGGAGAAAACATCAATGCCTATTCTTGAAGCAGCTACCCGCTCCGCCGCCTGTGACGCCATTGTCGATCTGATCGATGCTGGTGGTGCTGGCACACTCGTCTTTGAAACCGCTGGCGATGTGGCCGTTGCTACGATCACTCTCTCGGCCACAGCCTTTGGCGCAGCCGCGTCTGGCGTTGCCACTTTGGCCGGCACACCGCTGTCGGACACAAACGCCACAGGGAACGCCTCCCCGGTCGCGCAGGCATCGTTCTTCTCGGGCGCTGCCACAAAGATCCTCGAATGCTCCGTGGCCGTTTCGGGTAGCGACATCAACCTGTCCTCCCTGACAGTCGGCGCGGGTGACACAGTTACCCTGTCGTCCCTGACCCTGACCGTCCCTGCCTAAACTAACCAGCCCTTCGGGGCTGGTCCTTCTCCCTCCAGCTAGGTGACGTATGGCGCTGATCTACGATAAAGCCCTCTATGATCTGCACTATTCCGTCCCGGCTTGGCAGAGCGGTTTCCGCTATCCCGGCGGATCGGCTACGGGCAAACCCCGACACCACTACAACTGGTTTGTGCAGTCGCAGCTCCCGTTTGCGCGGCTGAAAAACAACGTCAATGCGCTGATCGGTGGTCCCGGCTGGGCCAGCTTCACGGACGTAGCGATCATCGGCGGCGGCTTTGGCTGGACCGCTGAATTACTGAAAGAGGCCAAGCCTAGCCTTAACGTGATCAATATCGAAGTCAGCCAGCATGTGATCAATAACCTCAACGTCAGTGAGGAAGCCGACATTCGCGCCTACCTGATCGCGGACGGCTGGAACCCGGACGATCTCGCCAGCCAAATCACCTTCATGTCCCCGACTGATCCCAACGCCGAGTTGGCACCGGGGGAGATTTGGAATTACTGGCTGCGGCCTGATGGGGTGCGCTCTAGTATTACGACGCTGGACAATGACCTGTCCAACAACCCGACACGCCGCGCTGTCCGCACCGCTTTGGGCGGCAATATTGATGCGCTGATCACAGAGCTTGCGCTGGACGCACACGAAACCGAGGCCGAGATTGACAACTTTCTCGACGTGGTTGAGCAGACCCGTCCAAACCCTGCCTGCGCGGTTGTCCACCTGATCGAATACACGCCGCAGCAACTGGGCTATATCTCAAAGA